ATGGATGTATGAAGTTCTACCATCAGTGCCTTTCTCACCTTTATCAATCAACCCTTTAGAAACAGTAGTCAAACTTCTATCACTGGCGATAGCTTTAACAGTTGCCAATATATATACTAAGCCCAATTTTTCTGTGTGATAAACAGACATAGTGACTGTATCGCCAATTTTTACTAACCCTGTATTCTCATTGACTGCCCATGTTCCTGTATAACCAGGCGTACTGTAATGAGATATGCTGGTTTGATTGTATTGATAGTTTGTCGTGAATAGATGATGCGATAATCCTTGGATACCTTTTTCACCAAAAACTGATAAAACATAAGGTTCCCCAGTCGCGCTAGTACCGTCACTGTATCGTTCAATTCGATACGCCCAAACATAACGCTGAGTGGCGGTGGGAGTTTGCACCACTGTCCCCCAAGTTCCTGAATTACGAGTAACACCAGTGGCTTGACTTGTCAGAAGATATCGCAGTTCAGTCGAAACGATGCCTTTTCCGGCAGGACCTTGAGTTAATTCAATAGCTTCTAAGTCTTTTTGAGTTGCCACTGGATTTGCATTAATAGTTAGCTTATTAACGTTTAGCACCACGTCCCCATTATCCAAATCCCAATATGATTTGCCGTCAGGAGATTGGATACGCCCAGAAGTTAAGACTCCGCTATTCACAGCGTCCAAAGTCATTCCGTCGCCAGTCGCCATTGTCGTCCAATTCCACTCGCCTGTTGGGAGCTTACTGTTTGCGATAGCAAGTTTACCTGCACCCATGTAGATAACTTTGCTAGGGTCTTGGTCAATAGGCTTATCAAACGAATAATATCCAGCAGGCAGACCATACTCATTCCCTGCTTTTAAATCGTAGTTGTACCCATCTTCGTTGAAATAGCTAGATACGATTTGCTTTTTTAGGCTGTCTAGCCAATACACTGTATCATCTTTAGCTTGTTCTATTTGATTAACCAAAAATTTCTCGCGTTCGTACGAGGATTTTGTTAGTTTATCACCGATTCCAAATTTCGTTTTGTTACGATTTAATAAGTTACGTTCAATTTTAAAAATTCGAGTCTTATATTTAATGCCTACGCTAGGCTTGGAAATGCCAACTGTATCACCTAGCTTGCAATCACCAGCTCTTGCAACAGTCGAACTGTATTCTGTTTTTGGACGACTGTTTTCCACGAGCCAGTCATAAGTTGAAGTTAATAATTTTTCTTGGTCTTCTTCGTCACTAAAATCAATAATCGCAATTCTTGGTTTTGTTCCGTTTGCAAAGCCATAAAGTTTCGTCTGTCCGATAAGCTCTACATACTCTTGTCCGACAGGCTTATTAACCGGATTACCGTTCGCAACCGACCATTCTACATCTGCAAATGTTAATTTTCGTCCAAACCCACTTTCTGTCTCTTCGCCTCTACCTCTACCAACTGCAGCAGTGTAGATTGCACCAAGATTGTTATTTTCCGTCACAGTTAGCAAATCAACGCCATGTTGAAAAATCTTCCCACGGTCAGCTCCTAGACGATCATACACATCTAGATATCTAGATGTTATTTTTCCATCTGAGTAGACCATCCTTGGGCGAATCTCTACCCCTGTTAAATCTACTAATTTTGACAAAGAGTCAAGTCTTGTCAAATAGTAAAAATTCGTTGTTGCCCTTTGTGCCGTCTGAACAACACCAACTTTCCACCTTGAACCGTCTAAAATTTTCGTGACAATTTCTAAAACCGTTTTGTTTGTTGGACGGTAGTCTTTGATATATCCATCAGATGACATATCATCAAAAAAAGTATGTACACCCGTTATCGGTACTTTTGACAGACCTTCAGGCTTGTTATTTGTTAGTCGGTATAAGTGGAAGTTATTCGAATCATCAGCATCTTTGTGCCCGATATACTGCACTTTTCGCATTGTATCGGAATACGGAATGGTGCCGTGAAAAGTAATCATTTTATTAAGTTCTTCAGACTGTACCGCCTCAGTTGGATTAGTAACAGATAGCAGTCGTTCTGCATTGTCAAATAAATATAATTCGCTCAATATAATCTCTCCCTCACGCTAACACTTAATGCTCCTCCAGGACTCATAGTAATTAGGTCTCCCTGTTTGATATAAAAATCAAGATCACTTGCTACAAAATCTAAATCAGCGGTTTTGTTCTGAGAATTGACCTTGATTGGATAGTCACTTAACAACTCAATTGTTAATTCTTGACCGCTTGACACAGACGTATTTACAACGATTTTCTTTCCTGTCGTTGTATTCGTCACGACAACTTTCGAAGTTGTAGACGACGGCCTGCATGTTATCTTGTCTGGTTTTGTTGGTAAGAGAGTTTTTGCATCGCCCATGGTTGCAATAGTTAGATTCGTTGTTCCAGTTTGCGATTGAGCCCTCTTATACTTGTAAGGGTCGTAGCAGATAAAACTAAAAGAAGCAATCGTTTGATTGCTATTTTCTTCGATATGATCCACATCTTGTAATTGAGCATAGAACGAATACTCTGGTTCATCAGTAAATGATAATAGGCTCGCATTTTGCGTGTGCAACAATAGGTTAAGTTGATTAAAAGCTTGTCTAAAGGACACATTCGACTCAGCAATTAGCTGAAATTTGACTGTAATTTGTCTAGGTGGTAACACGCTTTCTTCAAACAACACTCCATCACGACCTGGTATTGTCGATGTTGTATTCGTTCTGCCCAGTAGACCGCGCCCGCTAACCGTTAAAGTTCTAAAACCAACTAATTCTTTATCTAAATTATGACCGTTAAAAACTGTCTGTATTGACGCAAAAGAAGCCTCCGAAGGGCTCCTACTTGTTGCGTCAACAAATTGATAAGTCATGTTTTATCCTCCTTCTTACAGACTATAAACTTCTTCCAACTCAAGTATCTGTCCGTTTAGACTGTTGATATCTTCGACAAATGTTCTAAACACTTGACTTCCAAACGAGAACGTAAGTTCAACCGGTCTGATTGTCTTAACAGATTGCTCGAATGTCATATCAGGCATACTATAGTGGCTAGCAACAGATGGGATTTGGCTCATAATGTTTGGTAAAGACATTTTAGGAACTGCTGCTACCCCTAACATATCTGCTACATTACTAATTTTATTTACCCATCCCAACATACCGTTGTACATACCTTCTCCAGTATATCCCCCAAGCTCAGTTGTCACACGAGACGGTGAGTGAATATTAAGGGCTGAGCGTATTCTTGACGCGACATTATTTGCAATGCTTGAAGCCAAACTATAAATTGATCCTGCCGTTGAGGCTAAGCCACTATAAAATCCCATACCAGTGTAATAACCGGCTGAGCGTGCCCCTCCGCTTGCGCTTCTCATGGCTGAAACAACACTATTCATTGACGAGGACACCTTGCTTTGAATTTGACTCATAGAACTGCTAAAGGCACTCTTGACGCTGTTCATTCCTGAAGCAACGCTTGACTTAACTGCATTAATGCCAGCTTTAAAGCTATTTTGTAAAGCAGTCATTGAGCTTTTAGCTTGATTTCCAATAGAATTAAAGCTTGACTTCATAGAAGTCGTAACCGCCTGCATCTGGGATTTAACAGTCGAAGCAACCCCAGTCATCGAAGTCTTAATGCTATTTGAAATTCCAGTCATGCTAGTATTTACAGCATTAGTCGCTTGAGTCATGCTTGAACGGATTGCAGATTCAATCTGTTTTCCTGAATTTTGTGCTGAAGTCGTTGCTTGAGCCAAGGATTTAGATGTGGCGCTCTGAATCTGATTAGTAGAGTTAGCCACGCTTGAGGCTGCCGAACTATAACTATTTGATACTGCACCTTCGGCTGTTTTAGAGCTCGCACTTGCCACCTTTTCGGTCGCAGACAAGGCATCACTAGCAGATGATTCCAACTCTAACGCCGAAGCTATCGCATTGCTTTCTGCTGTCTCAAAGTCCAAAGTAATCCCGTCAGCGAGACTTCCAGTAGCACTCTTAGCGTTAGTGCTAAGAGTTTCAAAGGAGGAGCTGACTGATGTAGCCATATCAGTTGAGCTGGCTTTTACTTTTTCCTTGCCCTCGTCTGTTTTACCAGTGATTGTATTCCACATATCACCAAAGAATCCAGTAACAGAATCTACGACACTGCTGATTGCTCCCGGAATCGCTTCAAGCATAGCTTGACCCAATCCGACAATCAACTCAATACCAGCCTGCATAATAGCAGGTAGCCCCGTGATTAAAGCTGTAACAAACTGTACAATCAATTGTAACCCTGCCATGATGAGCTGTGGCAAAGCCTGAGCTATCCCTTGGACAAGACTCTGAATAATCTGTAGCGCTCCTTGTATGATAGCCGGTAGATTACTAATAATCCCCTGAACAATAGCCATCACAAGTTGAATACCGCCTTGAAGAATGGTTGGAAGATTGCTCACAATCCCTTGGATTAAGGTCTGAATTAATTGCACTGCAACAGGTATCAGTTGAGGAACCAATTGAACAATCCCTTGAATTAACTTGAGTAAAATTTGAATCCCTGTCTGGATAATCTGTGGTAAATAAGTTTGTAGATTTGATGCAAAGTTACTGATGATAGTCTGTGCTGAACTAACCAACAAAGGAATGTTTTGGATAATTCCATCAACAAGACTCAACAGGAAACGCATACCAGTCATAATCAACTGAGGAATCGCTGAAATCAGACTATTGGCAAGTGTTGTAACAATTTGAATAGCGGTTGAAATCAACTGTCCTGAATTACTTCCGACACTTGACACTAAAGCATTGACTAGCTCTATACCTTTTTGTGCAATGACAGGAAGATTAGCCGCAATCACATCACCTAGCTTCGTCACCATACCGACACCAGCAGTCACTAAACTAGGAATTTGGCTCACGATACTATCCACAAATTGACTAATAATTTGCGGACCTTGGCTAATAGCTGTATCTAAGACAGCATTTATCTGATCGCCAAAATTTACCATAGCAAAACCGGCCGCCGCTAATCCAGCCCCGACAAGAGCCATAGGACCAACGACCTGTAAGGCCATAAGAGCAACTTGACCGATTGCACTAGATGTTTTTGTAAAAATGGATGTACCAAGATTACCTGTTTTAGTAAACACTCCTCCAAGTCCGCCAACCTTACCGCTTACTGCAGTAACAGCAGCAGTCATTCGAGGAAACCTACCAACAATACCATCCATTGCGTACATTCCATGCAAAGCCATTGTTTCAAATCCACTCGTCACCTTACTGCTGACTGCACCAATACTGCTAGAAACTTTGCTTCCGACAGTTTGAAAGGCAGAACTAATTCTAGGGAACTTGGCTTCAAATTTATCCATGGCGTACATACCATGAATCGCTGCGGTCTCTGCTTTATCCTTAAAGTTGTCTATTGCTGGACCAGCTTTTATAAAAGCATTTTTGATGTTGTCTACAACATTTACTTTATCCGACAATCCACCTAAAGCATTTTTCGCACCAGTTAGTTTCCCAGAAAGCCCAGAAACTACAGGGAGGGCTCCATTTAGCAACGGAAACAAAGCAACAATCGTACCTAGGCTTTTTGCAAAAGCGTCAATCGAAGCAGAATCGAAAGATAGGTTATTAATCATGCCTGTTAATTTCTCACCACCAGCAATCAACTTATCAAAATTTGCAATCAGCGCTTGCCCAACGTTTGATTTTTCAAACGCCGAATAAAAAGCAGGCATTTTATTTGTTATGGCTGTAATGATTCCTTGAGCCGTCTTTGTCGCACGGATAAACGGATCTAGAATTGGCGCACCCGTAGCAACACCTAAATCTGTGATAGACTGCTTAAAGTTACCAATAACGTTCTCTAATCCGTCTGCTTCGCGAGAGGCTTGCCCCAAAGCACCGGACAACCGATTGGCATCTTCAACCATTTGCAGCAGCGTCAATTGCTTTTGAGATTCGCTTAATTCATTAAAAGATTTACCGTATAGTTTATTTGCTGCTGCATTCCTAGTTGTTTCAGTTGCTGATACCCCAAGCGCTGCATCGTTTTCATAGTTTCCTTTTAAAAAACCTTGTAGGCTCTCTGTAACATCTTCGATTGAACGGTCGTAAAAAGCTGCGCTATCAGCCGCTGCTCGTGTGGCACGACTTGCAAGATTTAAAGACCCAGCTGTGTCCATACCACCAGTCTTAGCAAATGCAGCCATCTGAGTAAATGAGCTTTTCAGACGATTTTCTAAAATGTTATTTTCTTTAGAAATAGACCTTAAAGAAGCACTTGCATCTTTTTCCATCCCAGAAAATACCTGAGAAAATTGGGACTGCATTGCTTGGGCATTACCTGCTGACTTAATGGAGGATATACCAATAGCGGAAAGGGTCGCTCCGATTGCTGCGCCAGAAATAGCAACCGCTTTCGTCATAGCTTTCGTAGCCCCGGCAGTTGACTTATTGACGCTATCCAACATCCTTTCAGCTTTCGCCATACCGCTAGAGAAACCCTTGTCAACCAAAGAAAGTATAGCCTCTACTGAATATTTTTCCGACACTATCTTAACTCCTTTCTTGGTTTGATTTTGTAATGAGTTTTGCTAACTTGCTATCCGTCTTACTCTGTTTATGCTTGCCGCTATTTACTTGAGCTTCGTAGTCAAAGAAATCTTCAAATTTTCGATAGATGTATACCTCTTTTTGACTTTTTCCAGTTCCTGTAAGCTTGGTTGCTTTAACAGCTCTATTAGCCCATGCCGATAGGTGAATATGGTACACATCATCAATTTGACGCATTCGTATCGCCTCGCAGTGCAAACGGTACTCATCAAGTGTAAGAGCGTCAACTTCACTAAGACTCTTAAAACCTAAATAACGGAAGCAAGTTAGTGCTATCTCTTCGTATGTTTCTTCGGAGCTTACAGACCGTCTGCTTCTTCCTGAATCAGGCTGATTGTGTCTTTGGTCTGTGGTGACACTTTTAAACTTTCAATCACCTCATCAAACAAAGGTTTCAATCCATCATTCGCCTCTGCATAACTATCTACTGCTCGGTCTACAACATCTTGTGATGGAGTGCCAGGCCATGCCGCTGCGATAACATCAGAAAGCACAGTTACATTCCCCCCGACAATTTGTGGATAAGCCATTTGCAGACCCACACCAAAAGCCAATCCTTCACGAGTAACTTTGAATTTAGAGTCCAATCGACGGATAAAACCGACTCCAAAAACCAATTCTTTAGTGGTGTTTTTAATTGTAAATTCCATTATTTTTCTCCTTTAAACAAAAAAGAGACGGCATTTTTACATGCTGTCTCATCACAAAACCAATTATTTTTACAGCACATTTACTTGTGCTGTATCACGAAACACATAATCAAGCACCTCCGCTTGCGCTTCGGTCAGTGAGGTCTTACCGCGTTTGCCCTTACCAATTACTGCAAAGGTTAATGATACCTCTACACCGTCATCTGTTGGAGCAGATTCTGACACCTCACTAATGTATGCCTGATAATACGTCGCTTTATATTTTTGACTTTCGTCAGGAGCTTCTGCAAGAATGTCCCATAGCTCCACGATATCACTGTTTTCATGGGCTTCTTTAAGCTTATCAACTTCATCAGTTGTGGATAAATAGGTTGTTGCAGTCACCTCCTGCTCGACTTGACCCAAAGTACGAACAGTCCCGTCCTTGGTCTGAGTGGAATTGACATCTCGACTAGATGATGTCTCGTGCTCTGTTTGTAGAGCGATCTTGGTTGCAGGTTTCATTTTTGCTTCTTTCAAAAAACGATAAAGCAAAAATTTATTAATACCTTGTACTGATTGCGGCATTATTTTTCTCCTTTACAAAATTAAAAATTCTAAAGACATATCCGAACGCCACAGTGTGGATACTTCCGATTGTCTTTCCTCATAAATGCGATAGCTGGAAGATTGGCTAAGTAAGACTGTTTTAAAATCACCGATAGACAGTTTCAAACAAGATTGCCACAATTTGGCAGTCATTTCAGCAACCAATCGACGCTGATGACTTTCACCCCACACAGTCAAAGCAACAGCGTATTTTCCCTTACGCTGGCTTTTATTAGGTTGGGGAATATACTGAATATCAAGCATATTAACAAAAGGATAAGGGACATCTTCCATAGGTAAAGACTCGTGCATTGTAAAGCCAAGCTTATTCCCTTGTTTAATAATCTCATCAAAAATAGATTGATCTGTTGTTTTCATGTGTCGCACCTATTTAACCAACTCATCTAAGTCAGCCTTAAATTTTTCTTTCTGTTCGTTGTAGGCTGGTCTAACAAAAGGTTGTGCCTGCATCTTCCGAGTTCCGTATTCAACGTATGGGCTGTATTCAGTGCCAGGGCCTACCTTTCCTGTCATGCCGTCGTCTATGATTTCGATATTGATAGACCGTCTCGTTTGACCCGTAGAATACCTTTTTTCAAATACAGCATTACGAACCATTTTCTTTTGCAGTTGAGCGGTGTTATTTTTGACTACATTCTTAGCTTTAGTTAGTTGCTGAACGGTTTTTAGCTTTTTTTGAAGGCGCGTCATGCCTTTCCAAGTCACTCGCATCACTGCCCTCTTTCAATATAATAAGCCCTACCACCGAGGCGCTTACTAACTACCCTGTACTGAGATTCGTTAAGCAAAACGTAGTCAACTTTTGCTATATAAGGCTGCCTAAGCAAGACAATCTTACGGTCGTCTTTATAATTCCCAAAGATTTTCAAAGATTCCTCTATACCCAAGTCCGACACATGACAAGGACGAACAGTTTTTAACAACACATCAGTATCACGTTGACTGGTTTCAGGGTTATATGACCCTTTTTTGCTAATCTGAACAAAAGTCACCCTTTTGCTAGTATTCATAACCAAATCATCTTCCCTTGTCTGATTCTGTCCTTATTAACAGTCGCATAGTATTTATCAAGTATTTCCTGATACTCGTCAAAATCAGTATTATCAAATGTCATAGACAAATCTGTTTGACTAGTTGACGACATACCTTCGGAACCGATGCGGTTGTAACGTTTGACAATAACCTCTTTAACCATAAATAAAAACTGGGAAGGAACTTCATTTTTCTCCCCAGTTTTCGCTTTAAATAAGTCAATGGTGTTTTGTTCAATTTCGCTAAGCAACCCATCTTGTTCTGTATCATCTTTTGGAATACCTAACAATACCTTGACGTTTTCAATAACAGTCATTATTTGCCTTCAAGCAAGGCCAATAATTTATCCTTGCTATCACGTTTGTTAAACTCGATACCAAGTTCTTCCAGCTTAGCCATGATATCGTCTTTAGATAACTTAGAGACGTCCCCCTTGTTATCATTTTCATTATCATCTTCCCAGTGAATGACACCCAATTCAAGCAACTCGTCAGCACGCTCACCGTCGTATACGGTATCAATGAAATGTTGCTTGTGAGTCACTTTACACTCAAATGATTTATCAACAATATACGCCATAGTAACCTCCTATTAAAGCACAGGCAAGCCTGTTGAAAGCATGTACACAGATTCAAGACCCTCAAATGATGGCAAAGCAATCATAGATACTTTTGTTTGCACATTTACTGGATCTGTTTCTTTTGTAGTAGTGATGGCAATACCTGTCTCGACAATTTCAACTTGTGCACCGACCACATTGCTACCAAGCAAATCGGATTCTTCTGGAGTTGTACCAAAGACAGTTGAGCCAAGAGCAGAGTTAGGAGCGAGAGTGACTTGCGAATCGGGGAAATACTTCTTAGTTTCGCCGTCATCATCAACAAATACACCGGATTCGATAACGACTGTAAGTCCGTATTCATCTTCGAGGTAATTTCGAAACTCTGATTTGGTTACTGTGGCGCCATCTGGAGCAAGAGGCTTGATGATTTTAACTGTAGATTTTGCGTTTTTAGCCAAGGCAAAAGTCTTCGCGTTCATAATGATGACCTCAGCTTTACCACCAAGGTTTTCCAACGCCTCCACAGCTTTTTCAATATCACCTAATGGATTTGCAGTAGCCTCTGTCCATGCAACTGAAGCTGTCCCCTTGTTTTCCTCGGGGATGTTGTAATCAAAATCTTTTGCGATACCGTTTGTCTTAACAGCGATTTTACCAGTCGCTAGCACTTGCATACGCATAGCTTCCAAACGGGCACGAGCGCCATTGACTAAGTGAGTTGCGTCATCAAAAATCGCCTTAGTGATAGTATCAATAATATCTTGATTGCCAGTCTGAGCTAATAGATTGAGTTGCTGACGGTCAGCTTCTTTCACCAGCATAGCTTCTTTGAAGAACGGCATTTCATCTTCGTTTAGCGTCACACTCATGCGTTCACGAAGTGTTACCTTTGTATCAAAAGCTGAAGCACGAAGGACAACAGGTCGACCTGCTGCACCTTTCACAAAAGCAAGTTTAAGACCGAGTTGTTTCTTTGCAGGAAAGAATTTTTCCCCATTTGTAGAATCAACATTCTCACGACTCGCATTAAAATAGCCGGCTACATTCCCGGCAGTCATTACATCATAAATTAATGGCATACATTACACCCCTTTCACGAATACAATATGTGGCAATTTTGATTTATTTTCGCCAATAGCAACAGGCAACTTATCTTCTCGAATAGTTCCACGATAGACAAGAGCAGCATCCGCGTCGCCATCTGTCAAATCAACGTCATAAAGCAAGATACCGTCGATAGTAGCTTCGGTTGGTGCGACGAGTTTTACTTTTTTGCTATGATCAGCAAAAATCGACGCTCCGTCACCAGCAAGTAAGGTCCCAGCTTTTAAAATAGTACGACCACGTTCTGATGTTGTCCCAGTTGTCGTTTTATCAACTGTTACACTAATAGCCTCGAAAGGCAAGTTATGCAGAATTTCTGCGGGATGAGTAAGTTTGGTTTGTTTCATCGAACAAACTCCTTTCTAAAATAGTTTTCCGGATGAGCCTACCCCGTTACGCTTAGCGAGGTCAGCTCCGTAGTTTTGTGCACCAGCAGTCCCAGTCCGTTGTCCTGGTTCATTCTGACGTACAGATTTCTTTACTTCTTCAGCAACAGCTTTATCAAATGCAGATTTAAAAGCAGTGACAGCTTCAAGAGCTGACTTTTCATCACCAGCGAGAGCGAAAGTTCCTGCAAGCTCTACAGGCAATCCCTTAGAGACCAAATCTTTCTCAATCTGCACTGTTAATTTTTCCAGCGCGAACTGAGCTTTCTCTTCTTCAAATCGGGTCTTCTCGTCCTCATATTCTTTGCGTTCTCGCTGTTCAGCACTGAGTTTTGAATAGTCTTTTTCTTTAGCCAGCGCTGTTTGTACAGCTTCATCTAAAGCTTTCTGATGTTTAGCCTGCTGATTCTTTAAAGCCGTATCTACCGCTTTTCCAATCAAACTATCTAGCTCTGATTGAGTCGTTGGCGGTGTAAAATCATCTGTAGAGTCAGCGCCATTACTAGAAGAAACATCTGCTCCATTGCCCCCACCAGAACCAGTTCCAGTATCTGCATCATGCTTAAATAGTTGCGTCAATAAGTCTTTTTTCATTTTTTCCTCCATCTCCCAACAAGTCTCTTTTGTCTAGGTTTCTAAAGCACCCTCTCAGACCCACTCAGAGGCTCGTCAGCCCCTGACAGTTTCCGGTTAGGATAATTTATCCACCCATACGCTAAAGCCACGCCAGTCTATGTTATTTTGCCTAGTTTAACGCCATGCGACAGGGCAAAAAGAAAACTGGTCAATTTCGACCAGTTTAAAGTAATTTAGAATAGTTTAAAGTAATTTAGAGTAGTTTAAAGTAATTTAGAGTAGTTTAAAGCAGTCTTTCCTGCTGTCAAGATGTGGGATTGCCTCCTAATCTTTGATTGCTCGGTTCGATACCTTGGCATAGACATCTACATAGGTTTCTGCTTTATCACCATTGTGAGTTACTTCCGCATAGTCGCCACATTTTTCATCAGACTTGATTTGATTAGTGCTAACTAATGCTTTCCAATTTTGCAACGTTTTGCTAAACCACACGACGTAGCAGTCTTCTGGTTTGATTTCACGGCCTGACAGTCGTTTAAATTCTTTTGACGCTAATTTTTTTGCTTTTTCCAACATGTATCTTCTCCTTATTTACGACTAAACCAAGATTTCTTAGAAACCTTGTCAGCCACCTTTCTCTCAAGATAATCAAATCTCGAATTTGTAGCCTGTGCATTGCGTTCAACGGTTGAACGTAGCTCGGCAATTTCATTTGCCTGTTTGGCGTTTTCATCAAGTAAATTTTTAATGATGTTCAATGCAATATCAACAGCTTCTTTAGTTCCCTGAACTTGTTCAATCAGTTCACGCTTTTTCTTAATACGCTTATTCATGTGACTTGTAACCTCCATTTTTAGAAACAACTTGAATGTCTGGTTTAAATTCAGACAATTCTTTCAAAGCATTATGGTACGCATGTTGGGCTTCATCGACATTTTGCAGTAAGCGCTGAAATTCGTCTTGATTATCCCAACTAACTGACAAATCAATAGTAAAATTAGTCATTAGTGCCTCCTTTCTGTTTTTTTGTAACAAAAAAGCACCTAGATTGTTCTAAGTGCTTGATTGTTTAGTAAGCAAAGTTTAGTTTTGATTTTATATCTTGATAAAGTTTTAAGACTTCAGGAGGAGTATCTTCACGGAAGATAAACTCTTTCTTTCCTGAAATAGTTTTATCGCCAACAATCCAGTGACGGATTTGTTTTGTAAAAATCAAAACTTCTTTGCTTGGCATCGCCATCACTTCCATGATATTACCTCCTTAATTGTATTAAGCAACGACACTTGGATAACTAAGTTTGTCTTTGAGTTCAGAAAACAATTCTAAAACTTTGTTAGGGGTATCATCTGCGAACTTGTAATTCATGATACCATTCTTCATTTCGCCAGAAACAATCCAAGGACGCAATTGATTATAAAACATCACAGTCGCTTTACTAGGCATAGCCATTACTTCCATGATAATACCTCCTTAACTTTATTTAACAGATTTGGGTCTGTAACTTTATCCCCCAATACCCCAACTTCAGCAACCAACTCATTGATGTTATCGTTGTAAAATGCAATAGCTGCATTATCGCTGATGTTATAAAGATAATTGTAGTCATGCTTCAATTGTTCTTTGACATACGACACCAAAGGGGAATTTAATTCAGACATTGCTTGTTCAACATCATTATAACGTTTTTTATTTGCCTTGTAAAATGCTTTAGCAGAGTCCCAATGTTTTTTATGCGTTAATTCATGCACCATGGTATCTTTAATGTTTTGAGCAGCAAAATAATTATCAGATAGAATTTTTGCAAATTCTTTTTCCGAATGAAGTGCATCACTCACAAATAAAATATCCTGCTTATAATCGTATCCGGCAAACCCAGGTAATCTCGATTTTTTTAGAAATACAACATTTGGAACTTTGTAATCTGTCAAATCTTTTAAGCTACTTTGAACATTAGAAACGGTATCTCTAATTTTCTTTGTACTCCCCTGTACCCAAAAATCAAAATCTGTACCATTCAACCTTTTGGTCTTTACCCTGATATCGTTTCCTACTGTAAAGGTTCGTTGTTTTGCCATTAAATCCATTGTAAACACATTTTGACTGTAAACTTTTTCTTCCGCGTCATCGACGTATCCTGCGCTAGAACATTTACAAAACGGATGCATGGGATAACAGTTTTTGCCGATGGCTCTGTCAGCTACATCAAATACCTCGCCATCTAGCCCGGAACACAATTTACATGCTGATGGTTCGGCTAGATAAACATATTGGGTAATACCAGCTTTGGCATAACAATCCATCTGGACATCGCCTTGAATCCGTGCTACTTCAGTTACTAGCAATCGTTTAGCTTCATAGCTATTTCGGTCAAATAACCTTCCAAAGTGCGCTGCGACATCTCGTGGATTAGCCCCTTGTGTGATCGAGCGCCTTAAAACAACACCAAGCTCACTGGTAAACCCTGCGTGATTATCCCATAGAGTATTTTTCCAAACTCCAGCATTATCAAAGCTGCCATTGACAATCGCTTCTACACTAGCGTTATTGTATGAGAAATGTTCACCAAGAATACCAGATTGGCGCCTGTACTCAGACATGACTTCGTTAGTGAGGTAGTCATTAATTAGCTTCTGATTTTCGTTGGTTGCCGATGCAATTTCAAGGTTAATTTCCGCTTTGAGCAATTCTAAGCGGTTAATTTTCATGGTTGCGTTATACAGTCTTAAATCTTGATTAGCTTGATGACTAAAATCCTTGTTTTTAACATACTCAGCTGCTTTTTTCGCAAAAGCCTGTACATCATGGGCTTTAACACGTTCCATAGCATCCTCAATGCTAATACCTTCTTTGCTTGCGTATCGCTCGTAAAAGACTTGGATTTGATGATTGATACTTCTTTGAGCTTCTTTTAGATTCTCTGACATCTTATCAGCTAACTCTGTCTCACCCATCTGTTGACGCAAAGCATGCGCTTGCTCGCGTCGTTGCCAGTAACTGAGTTGTTCATCATTCAGTTTGGACATTCACATCACCACCTAAGCCATCGTAACTATCCGGACGCGCACCTTCTAACTTCTCAATCTCAGCTTCAACATCATCAACGATATTAGTTAGCTCCATTGCTGTTTCATTTGAAACCATGCCACCTAATGCTTTAAAGTTAGCAATAATTTCTGTAAGAGACTTAGGCAGGTTCGGTGTAAAGGTAATTTTGAGCTTACTGTCATCAAACTTGCCATTCTCGTGCACCACCTCACCGACAGTTGCTATTAACTCATACCGCCTACGAAGCGACTTTTCAAATAGTGCTTGAGTTGTCACACGTTCTTGGTCTAAACCAAACAGTTTGTACTTCATCGCTTCGCCAGACTGAGTTCCTGCAAAATTACTATCTGTCATATTAGGCATGTTGGTAAATTTGTGGATATCTGCTTCAATACGCGACTTAAAAGCCTCTACACCAGACACATCATAGTTCTTTGTTAAGTACTTAGCGTCAACCGTACCAGCTTCTTTACCGTCGTTATCACGAGGAGGTTTAAATAACATTAACCTCACTTGTCGCATGCTGCGCATCATTTCCTGCTGTTGCTCAACGGTCATATCTTCCGGAAAATCCAAGTTACCAAAAACAGCGAGAATAGCATCTGATAAATCATTCATGTAATTTGCCGTGTCTGACTGACTCGCGTCATAAAGATCTATTAGATTTAAAATCGTCTCATAGTCGCCCATCCCCATCTCATCGTTGAGATATTCCGTCACTTGCACCTTGCCAAAAGGATTTACATCAGCCTCCCCTATCTCAGTCAATACATTTCCTGATAATTCAAAACGCCTGACATTTGTTTCGGTATACAATTCAACGAGACGTTTTTTAGATGTGCTAAATTGACTTTGTGGATAGTATCTAACGGCACAAACAGAGTGATTGCTCAGCGACGTATCATAAATGACAAATGTCTCCATCGGGTCTAGTTTCCTGACTTTCGTTTGGTCATCTTGTCCACGATAGACAACATCATAGGCACGTCCCATTTGACTTATATCAAGCACTAGGTCTCTGTTAAGGCTGTGGAAGTCATTATCAATCTCAATATCACTAAAGTCACCATCACCAGAATAATCCACTCGGACAGGCACGCCTGCTAAATATCCTTGTTTGAAAACAGATATCATTCCGCCAAAATCGTGAATAGCCCGAGCGTCAGACATATCCTTTTCATTTCGACGGTAGTCTGACTCTGAAATGCCGTGATTTAATCCATGCCCATAATCATGCAACTCTTGCAACCGTGGCTTCTGCACTTGCTCGTGATGCTTGATGAATCGTTTTAACAGCTTAAAATTATCTTGCTCTAACTCGCCAAAATCCGTCACCCTGTAGCGTAACCGTGATTCACGATGAAATCTATGCTTGAGCCATTTTGTGCGTCCCATTGAGTCTGTGAAGCTCTCTAGGCGCCCTACAATATTTGTCATATCCTATCCTCTCAATCCAGCCACAAGGGCCCTATAATCGTTATTATTAGCCTGTATTGGCTTGCCAATCTTCGCCCTATGTGGAATCCAGCCATACTGACTAGCGTTAATCGTATGGTCATTCCTATCCTCTGGCATATCCTTATCTTCCTGCCACGAATAAGATTCAATCTCTCTGATGTGTTCTTTACAATGATCTACAATCAAATAATTTCCATCTTTCATCCAACCAATCTGCAAAGTAATACGATCAATGATTTTAACTGTCTTGACTGCGTTCATAAACTCGTACACAAGCCCATGCTGTCGTTTGTATTTATTCAGCTCTGTGATAGTAGCTTGGTCTGCATTATCTACGTACACAGTTCGGCCAAACCCCCACTTGTCTTTGCAATAATCTAAAAAGCGATGTAACTTTTCTGCCACATCGCTTGGTGAAATTGTTTTGTCAGTAAAATCCTTGTTGTTGTACACACGTTCTTCCAGCACAACTAATTTGCCATCAGATGATAACCCTTGATAAATAAAGGAAATCGTATCCTCAGACTTTTGCGAATACGACGTATCTACGCCACAAGAATACTTAACAAATGTCATTTTCCTTGCAGCTGCTTCAGTAATGACGTTTCTAGCCGGTTGATAAATTGAGAACACCAGACCTTCCGAACGACCTCTAAGACCAAGTATTTTATTTTTATAAAGCTTAGTCCCCGGTGCTACCGTGCTCTTAATCTGTTCTTTCTTTTTGTTTGATAATCCTGCGTTATGATCGAAATTAAAAAACCAATACGTCCAATTTGATCTAGGGAGCGCCGTAGAAAGCTCAGATTGTATTTCTGGTGGTGTGTCATTTTCGTATCTTTCAAGGGGCCTGAAACGGTTAATATACCCGCTATACACCGGCAGGCTTGGGTCGTCAGGGTTCATTGTGCACATCCAGTAATCGCAACGCATTGTCGACTCTTGCACAAAGTCAATGTCAGCAGTATTAATCTCGTCAATGTAGCCACAGCCGAATTGCGAACCAAGAGCTTTTTCCCATTTGTCCCTGCTACCATAGCCCAAAATGAAAATAACGCGTTCTCCCTTGCTTGTCGTATATTTGAGATGAGGAATTTTGTAATTAGCGTCCCCATTTCCTCGGTAACTAACATACTCGCCAAAAATATCAATAATCCCCAAGTCAGAATTAATAATGTTTTTTTCAGCGTCCCCCACGGTTTTAGAAGCAATAAAATGCAACTTTTTATCAGACTGCGCGACCTTTAACATAAACTTAAAAGCGCCAACTGTCGTTTTTCCTGCAGCAGTAGTGCCCTCTAAAGCCTCAGCTTGTGCTTGGTGCTTTAGAAACACCTTGTATTTATCAGACAAAATCAAATCACTCATGAGCTATCATCTTCTAACTGAGCTAATATGCCATCTAATTTATTTGTTGTCACGTTAGCGTCAACCTCAATCTTCTGTTTATCAACACCAAGCGACCGGGCAAGTGTCTGAGAAAATGCTAGTCTAGTCTTTTGATCCATTGGAATTTCTCGGATTTCCTGTTCGCCTTGACCTAGACCAACAAGAGCATAATCTTGCAATTCTCCCCTCGCGCCTTTTGACCAATACTGCATTAACTCTGTTGCAGTCATGATTGATAGTTCTTCAAGTCTGCTATGATAAGCCTTTTCTAGCTTTTCAATAACTGGCGGAATATGTCTATACTTGTCTATACCAGCTAACATATTACTACTCTGTTTATTTGCGTTTTTCTCGCTAAACCCAGCTTCTTTTGCTGCCTGCGTAGCGTTCTGAAATCCGTTAGCCATGTAAGCGAGGACAAAAGACTTCTGCCTGTTTCGGGAGGCTGGCCAATCTGACATCAAATCATTTGCTAACTGTTTTAATTCATTTATGGCTTGTTTTTCTCTGTCATTCATGGTCATCACCTCCAATCAAAATTAAAAAGCCACACGTTTGTGTGACTTTGCTGACCGACATTGATGTCGGTCTGTTAACGGGAACAGCAGGATTCGAACCTGCGACATACAAGCTCTACCAACTGAGCTACATTCCCCAAACGCTGAGATTACACGTCTTATTGATTGTCTTTCGCAACCTTATGAGTTAGTCGCTTATCCACTAGAATCCCTCCCAGTAACAATCATGCACGGTTGGTTAGACCAACCACTCCTTACGTCACAAACTACTAAGCCGTTTTTCAATTAACGAAAACCCCGCTAAAGGTCTAAGCTGCTTTACTCTTCGACTTCACTCTCCTCCTTGCGAGATTCGAGTGGGTAGCCTAGCTACCGAAGTACACTTTCACTTGCAACGGGCGATGTCTTTCGCTTTAAAACAATATTTTTATTCCAAACATAATAAGCTCTATGTATTGTCAGCATATCATAGACGTGCATCGCCATGCGTTTCGTTTCCTTTTGAGAAACAAAATGCGCAACGCCTATTATTACCCTCTGGCTAGCAACCTTCCGGCTCGTTACATATCCACGGGTATTCAACCCATCAACATGTAACATGGTGCCCGCTCTTGACGCGACTCTTGAACTTTGACACCTTCTTCATTCTCCATATTCGTCTCAAGCACTACTGACGTAGCCCATCACCGATTGGCTCTTGGCAAAACTCTTTGACTTCATACGTTGCCACCCACCGAATGGCACAAGAATTGTATTGCTTAGATTGACCATTTCTGGCACTAAGATTGATATGCCATAATCTTAGTTTTCCTGTGTCACCACAGATTATCTAGGCTAAGCCCTCTCTAATATCAGGTTCGACTGAAAATATAGTGTTCATCAAAAAAATATTTGACGCAAATTTTAAATTATGTTTCTTCCTGATATCTTGATGGTACCAATTTAACATTAAAATCGTGACACTTATACACTTTTTTGTGTCAACTTTACAAATCTCCCCTAAAATCTGCAAAAATCGTTAAGATTCGTTCCCTCTTTCGGTAGATACTCTTGCGAGACACATGTAGCATATCCGCAATTTCTTCCCAGCTATTGACAGAGCTTCTAGACCAGCGCAGATAAAAGATTCTCTTTAACTCGTCGTCTAAGGCCTCTAGCGTGGCTTCTACGGCTTTCCTAAACTGCTCTAGCCCGTTTATCCTTACGTCACTAGACCAGCGCGCCACAAGGGATTCTGTTGGCTTAGAAACGATGTTAGGTCGTCCCCCACCAACGTTGCAGTCATTGGACGTTTCCGTTTGAATTTCCAGTTTACGAATAGCAATTTTTCTGTCTATCTGCTGATAATCAAAAAGTTTCGCGTCAAGTGCTCGCAATTCTACATCCGACAGTTTGTTCATATTAACTCCTTTGTGGTATAATAGGTTTGCATAACATAACAAAGGAGCTAGCGCAGGCTGGCTTTTTTTGCTGAGAGGCAGCGACTCAGCGTGTATCAATCTTTATTTATTTTTGGTGCTGCCTTATTTAATAACGACCAGCCCATCAATCGCGTTAGATTTACTAAACAACTAAAAAAGGGAAATCCTACTTTCTATTTATTTAGGCTGTAATGCTTACCAGACCTGCGACAATCTGGCAAGCTTGGGCTAGTTATTCTAACTCCTCCAACGCTACCCATCGGAATTGTGGGTATTTTTTTGCTTCTTCTTGAGTGCATTTGTAAGCTTGGTATATTACATCTTCCCACACATTCGATTCGGTTGTTGTGTAAATGGACTTCCCACATATGCCTACATCCACTATGAACATATAGCAAAATAGCTTCGGCTCTGGCACATCGACCAGTAGCACGCCTAGTTTTTCAGTCATTGATTTCCTCCCTAAAATCTGGATGTTCTAACAACTCAGGGTTTTCAAAAACATTCCCAACCCTTCCAAAGGCACGGCTGGCGTAATAGCAAACGGGCTCGAACATGCCGTGGTGCAGCTTTACTGGTAAAAGCTCTCCTGAGTGCATTCTAACAATATCCCCCTCAAAAATCTCCTTGCCGTTTTTATCAAACAGCCCTGTGGATCGCATGAGTTTCGCTCCACGTACACGTCTGCCAGCCTTGTTGCCTTCGTCCAACGTCACGTACAATCCGCGACTGGTCCAAATCACAGCTTTAACTTCATACATTTTACCTTCGTAAAATGCCCTAAACTTCGGTACTACCATTCTTCTCCTCTTTCTACACGTTCAACCAAACAATCGCCACAATACCCTGTCTGAAAGATATTGCCATAGTCCATTGTGCCCTCTTTGTACTTGCGTCCGCATTCTTCACAGGTCTCAATTTTCGGTATCATTTTCTGCCTCCTCGCTTAAATATTGGATTCTTCTTTTCAAGCTCTTTCTGCTTGTGGTAGTCTGTTTCTCTCCACATCACTCCATCTGGACCTCTTCGAACCGACAGCATGTAGGAACTTAAATTTTTCATCACTCCACCCCTTCCATTACCTTTTGTAGCCATCTTTTGGCTTCTAGTCTAGCGTTAGATGACCCGAAACGGTACAGGCTAATCATGGCCAGTGTCTCCTCATTTTTTCCTGGAAGACGGCTATATATGGCCCCAGAAATAAGCTGTCTGCGAAACTCAGCTAATCTATCCTCAAAGCTCATCACTCCACCTCCGCAGGATTAGCTCTTCTACCGCAATCTACGCACCGAAAATACTTCCAAGATTTTTTAAAAGAAAGATGGTCACACATCCCACTATTGTCAGCTTCTTCCCCAAAACTTCCGACAACAAAGTAACTAAACCCAGAAACATTCTGTTTTATTGCGAAAAGGTCACATCCGCATTCACATTGCCTGAAATTTGTATTCATTTATCTTCCTCCACCTCTTTCGCAAACTGCCACGCCCACTCAAAATCCTGTTTGATTTCGGATTCAGTGAGTTGAAAATCGCTATCATAATTTTTATTACCATTCCGTCCTACGGAACGCCAAATAGCAATACTTCCTGATAGGGTTCTCCCTAAAATATACACATCGTCATGGGTTGCATGCGGATTCGGTATCTCAACCGTATACAACTTCTCCTGCTCAACCTCGTAGCCGAAGAGCCAGGCACGGGCGAAGGTTTCTTGGTTATTAATGATCCACTCTGATTCTTTATTTTGAGCATTATCCATTGCAATAAATAATGACATGCCTTCGACTTTTGCATATCGGATATAGCTATCAATAAATGCAGGCACCACAACCTTCTGCGGCTGGTCGATTTGATTAACGATGTCGATAATTTCTTCGACGAATTCCGTCGACGAGTAATTAATTAATGGCAATTGTTTTATTTTTTTAATCGCTTCCTGTGTGTTCATCTGTTTCCCTCTCTACAAAAATAGTGTGACAATCCAAAGTAGAACGAATGTAAAAATAGGTGTACCGATTACTTTTGACAATAATTCGCCAAAGTCATAATCATTTTCCTTTCGTCCACCGCTAACAATAATATAGCTGACCAGTATATCAAGGCCTATCGCTTGTGCTAGTGTTATACTTGGGACTCCGTCTAAAGTTGTTAAGATGTTATTCCATCCATATTGTATTACCAATCCCGATAAGATAAAGCTTAATGGTAATACAAACAATAATGCCAGTAATTGTTCTCTTGTGCTCATTTTATTCATCTGCTTCTTCCAACCCAATCAACCAATCAAGATTCTTTCTTGCTTTTTTCAGGTCTTCCAGACCGTTTTTCTTTTGATAACGTAGCTGATACTTCAAAGCATTTCCGAGATGGAAACCTTTAAGCTGTTCTGGTGTCATGAAGTTTCTAAGCACGTCAATCGATTCCATGCCATAGTTGCCTTGATAATGGCTTGGATTGTTAACGTTATCATGCACAACTCTAAACCCTGTAAACTGACCTTCCACAGTTGGCATATTCAATCGCTTAGTCGTAAAATCACAATGTGTCATCAACTCCCCCGTCCTTTCAAATACTCTGGCATTTCCTGCCCGATTTCGATTTCCTCATACTGCTCTTTTGTCACCAGAAACTTACCATAAGCCTCAACCGTGACCGTGTAGCGTCCGTCTATAATCTCCTTGTCTGTTATTTTGCCGGTCATCAGACCACCTGAATTGTCCACTTGGTAGATGATGATGGGCTGAGTAATCTTAGCTTCTAGTTGATCCATTTTCCAAACGATGAGCGCTGGTGTGATTACAATCGAAAATAAAATCCAATGATTGATAATCAGTCGAACTTTCTCTAAAAAATTATTTTCCATTAGTTGCCCCCTACTACGTCTCATCGTCCAACCTAACTAATCTCTTAGCTTTTGCTGGATTAGTCCTTTTTTGATATGTTGGTGTGCCGTAATAATGTATCGTTTTAGACTTAACACCGATAAGAGCAGCTAACTCGTCCTGCGTACCAATCCCAATCAACTTATCGCCCTTGTAAAGAGCGTATTCTTTCTTACGATATACCATTGCTATTTCCCCTCGTTAGTTTTTTCTTCCAACCATTCCCAGATGAGGTGAAACTGACTATTGACTAGACTATCATTTCCGTATTTCTCACAGATAGCAACAATAGATTGGTTAGCCCACTGCCAGTAAGCTAGACTACCAAAACCAACTTCCTGCATTTTTTGGTTACTGGCCCGCATCCAGTTTGGGACTTCTACTTCAAAGAATTCTATGTAGTTAATTTTCATAGCCGTTCCACCTTTACATAAATACCAACTGTATCCGCCCAAAATTTCTCAGCAATCTCACTGGCTACCTGGGCATCATCATTCCAGTAGCCAAGTTCAGTCATGCAGTCCTTAAGTAACTTTTGCAAGTTGTCAGTATCTGGCTTAGTCGTTTTGTACTGCCCGTTGGTGCTTCCTTTAATTTTTGGAAATAACCACTTGACTGTCAGTCTGATTGGTCCGTCAATTTTATCAGGCGGCACATATTGGGCTAAAAGACTTGTAAATTTATCTCTGGCATTCTTCAAACTTTCAGGTTCGTAGAAGTGTGGCTTGCCATTTCTGACGGTCACTTTTTTCTGCTGGTGAGTTGTCGTTGGGATTTTCTCCATTGGCAAGAAAAATTCAATCATCTAAATCAATCCCTTCAAACTTTGCTCGTTCTTCCAAGATTTTTAGGTACGCTCCCATAGCGTGCCACTGAGCTTGTAACAACTCAATTGGACAAGAAAGCCTAAATTCAAGTTCATCAATTGCTGCTTTACCAAGAAGTACTCCTAATTTTTCAGCACGTTCTTTTAACTGTTTATATTCATCAATCATTCTTTGTTGGTGTGGTTTCATTTTTTACCTTCTTTCATTTTTTGTTTTTATGTGCGCCTTTGTCAAAGATGAGACAAAGGATAAAGGGGCAGGACTTACAGCCCCTTTTCCTTTTCTCTTTGACTTTTGACGAAGGAAAAACATCTTAACAACTACTTTAGTAGTTGTACCCTTTCTTTTTCCGGAAAAAGATATAGAATTTATGTTTTTTACAGGATTTAGAAAAAAAGAAATTTTATGTTTTTTACAGGATTTAGAAAGGGAAAATAACACAACTTTTCATGTTTTTTACAGGGAAAATTTCCTGTTTTTTTCTTTCCCTATTCTTTCTTTTTTTGGTAGACAATTCCGTTTTTGACATCAAATCCACCATGTTCTTTTAAGTAATTTCGAACTGTTTTTTCACTTGAAACATCTAAATATTCCTGTAATTCAGAAATTGATACTGGTGTTAATCCATCAAATAGAGCGCTGTAAGCAGTATCTATTTTTTGCTTACGTTCTTCTGATTTTTCTTTCTTAGATTTCCTACTTTCTTTCGCCTTCTGCCAGTTCGGTTTACTTTCCTCCAACTGAATATCAGCCAGCACACCTGTTGTATCGGCTTCGTGCTTCGGATAACTGAACCACATATTAACTGGTTGGAACTTCGCAAACTCACGTAGCGTACCTTCCACTCGCCAAGCTGTCGCAATCTCCACTTCATGCTGAGCTTTCTTGACTGCTTCCAGGTATGGCTGTTTTACCATGATGTCCTTAATAGCTTTGTCAAAATGCTGTTGCATTTGATAACGACTTTCTAAGTCATCAAGAGTGACTTCGTGCTGGTAGTAGTCCAAGGCTTTTTCCTGCAAAGCCTGTTGGTAAATCTTAGCTGCTGCTTTTTCTGACCGTGCCTTGATAAGTTCTTCAGTCAGCTCAAGTTCTACTAGGTCAATCAACGCATCTGGATCACGAGCAAACACCCCTGAACCACTTGCACGGTCCATGGACTTCTTACCACCTTGAGCCCCTTTCGAGTGGTGGTGACAGTAAATGACACTACAACCAAGCTCAGTAGCTACCTTATCAAACTGATTGGTAAAGTGAGCCATCTGGTCTGCTGAGTTTTCGTCGCCCGTTAAGACCTTGTAAATCGGATCAATGATAACAGCTTGGTAATTCTTCTTAAGTGACCGTCTGATTAGTTTTGGCGCTAGCTTATCCATCGGCACGGTCTTCCCGCGTAGATTCCAGATGTCAATATTTGCCACATTGCTAGGTTGTAACCCCATAGCGTTATAAACATCCTTGAAACGGTGTAGGGCTGATGGTCTATCTAGCTCCAGATTGACGTATAATACTTTTCCTTGTTCACACTGCCACCCTAGCCATTTCTGACCTTCTGCTATCGCTATGGATAGCTCAATCAAAGCAAAGGATTTACCAGCTTTAGATGGTCCAGCAATCAACATCTTATGTCCTTGTCTAAGAACTCCTTTGATTAACTCAGGAGCAAGCTCTGGCATATTATCCCATTCATCAGCTAGCGTTTCTGGATCAGGTAAATCATCGTTAAGGTCTTCTACCCATTGATACCATTCTTCATAGCTAGATTTACCTAGGTCAGTATCAATCAAAAACTGCTTATGTCCGTTTCTAGTAACACCAGGCATCCGTGATAAACGGCTAGGATTACGGTTTTGGGTATCAATATCAAGTCCATTCTTTTTGCAGATTTGATAGATGTAATCCACACGCTTACGGTATTCCTGATAGTCTCTAGCATCTACTTTGACGATAGCATGTAGAGATTTTTTACCTGAATGTACCAACGTAGCAATTGGTAACTCTAATTCTTTAAATAAAGCATATTGCTTACCAAGGTCCATGCTGTCAGACTCAACTAAGGCATAGCGGAAGTCTGTCACGTTATCGTTCTTGACTCCTTTTCCGTCCAAAGGGTTAAACCGAATCCATGCACCAGCTTCTTCTTTGTAGTCACCAAAGACTGCTCCGATGTCGTTACCGTTTTTCTGCAAGGCTTGGATAAGCTCTCCAGCAGTGCGGTCATAATTTCCTTGAGTAGGTTTATATATGGTTCCGTTATCTGTTTCAATCGGATACGTAGAAGTTACATAGCCTACTAAGTCTGTGGAATCAAAAAGGGTCTCTAAGTAACGGATAAGGTCTTGAACAGGTTGCCAGTTATGAGGCTCTTGGATTTCCTTGGACTCAACCCAGTTTTTATCAACAATTTTATAATCACGGTCAATGGTGTCATTCCAACCCAACTCATGAGCATCATCGCTCATTTTAAAATCTGATGTCCAGCCATTATCCTTGGCCATCTGTGTGATAGTTGCCCCAGTAACAGTACCGAGACCATTTCCTTGGAAGGTGTCCCATTTGGCAAAACACTCGCCTTTTTTGTAACGCTTATCTGCTTGTGACCAAGTATCCCAATCCATAGCAGTATAGCCTTCCTGTTTTAAAGCCATACCGACATTGACCCATTCCTGATAAGACAGGACAGACGGGTCAATGTAATCTAGTAATGGGATGAGGTCAAATTCTCGTTCTGTCATTTATTCTCCTATTCCGGCTGAAATTCTCTAGCTACAATGCCACGAGGTAATCTCCAACCAGCTCCTGCGATACGATCAATCATATTTTTTGCACTCTCAAACTTCCACATACCTACATGTTGGAAACCATAACGCTCCAGTAGTCTGATTTGTTTAGGTGTAGTCAATCCTGCATCACGACGTTTAGACAGTCTATCCAGCAACTTAGTAGCTTTTCCAGCGTTGCCAATCTCATCAGTAAAGATACCGAACTTTTCAAGTGCTTTTAATTGCTTGTCGCTTGCTGGTGCCATTTCCCAACCAAATTCAGGGACATAGTCTACTAAGTCCTCTGCATTGATAGACATTTCAAACTGCAGAGGGTCAACCAAAGCACGTTTACGCTTACGCATTTCTGCAAGTTGTTTAGCCAGTGCCTCTTCACGTTCTGCGATGACATCTTTAGCAGCAACCTCTTCGGCTTCGATGAGTTCAAATGCTACCTCTGTTTCCTCAGTCATGTTCTCGACCATCTTTTGTGCCACTTCTGGACTGCCAGCGATTAGGTGAGCAGGTCTGCATAGTTCATGGCGTTCAGTGTGCCATAGAAAATCAAGCAATAATAGATTTTCCTTACCTGGTGCTAAACGTGTCCCACGTCCCACCATTTGGCTATATAGCGCTCTGACTTTTGTCGGTCTAAGAACTACCACACAATCAACTGTTGGGCAATCCCAGCCCTCTGTCAAAAGCATAGAGTTACAAAGAACGTTGTATTTGTCCTTGTCAAAGTCTTCTAAGATTTCTGCACGGTCTTTAGATTCACCGTTGACTTCTGCAGCTCTAAAACCTTTAGCATTTAGAATGTCACGGAACTTCTGCGATGTCTTTACCAGTGGCAAGAATACCACTGTCTTACGGTCAGCACACTGTTTTACCATTTCATCAGCAATCTGCTCCAGATAAGGATCTAAGGCTGTTCCAATTTCACTAGCTTTAAAATCTCCTGCCTGCTGACTGACGCTTGATAAGTCCAAAGTCAAAGGTATTGTAACTGCTGTGATTTTAGATAAGTAACCTGACTTGATAGCATCTACCAGTGAATATTCATAAGCTAAACTATCAAAATATTTTCCTAGGTTCTGCTTGTCGCCACGGTCGGGTGTTGCAGTAACGCCCAGCACGTTAGACTCTTCAAAGTGTTGCAGTACTCTTTGATAACCGTCTGATATAGCGTGGTGGGCTTCGTCAATAACGATAGTGTCAAAGTAGTTAGGTGGAAACTGGCTAAGCCTTTTCTCGCGTTGCAAAGTTTGGACCGAACCAACTACTACACGATACCAGGAACCAATAGAGGTGTTCTCCGCTTTTTCTAAAGCTGTACCCAATCCTGTTGCGGTTTTCAGTTTATCACTAGCTTGTTCGAGTAATTCAGACCTATGGGCCAATACCAGGACACGCTCCCCACGTCTGACACGGTCTTCAATAATTTTTGAAAAAACAATAGTTTTCCCACAACCAGTAGGCAAGACAAGAAGTGTTCGCTTCCTGCCTTCTTCCCACTCTTGTTGTACTTTTGACCGTGCTTCTTCTTGATACGGTCTAAGCTGCATTAGAATCCTCTCCAGTTACCCTGTGCAGGTTGTTGTGGTTGTGGTTGCGTTGGTTGTTGATATGACTGCTGTGGAGCTGGCTGACTAGGGGCTTGGTAAGATTGTTGCGTTGGTTGCTGACTAGCATTTAATACTTTCGACCAATCTACTTCATCTGCATAAATCATATTTTTAACATCATTGTAGACATTATCGTTGTAAGTTCGATTGCTTACACGACAAACGCCTTTTGCACCTGGAACTGCGTTCCAATTCATTCGCAGAGGTTCACCGTGTTTTTTCTGTCCAATAGCCCCAAAGAAAGCTGATAGCATTCCTTCTGTCGAAGTGTGAAGGAAAAGATTATGTTTAAGAGAGGCAATCCCTTCTTCCGTTTCAATTTCAATGGAAATGATTGCCTTATTACACGCTGGTAATTTACCCGGATTTTGTGGATTAGGCGTGTGTCGCGCACGCTCAAAACCAGTAACCGTGAAAACGTAGTCTCCTGGCGCCAAAGTAATAAACGGGGCAGCATCTTGGGTAATTTCATCATCCCATCCAAGTTCGCGGTCGAAGTTATTGTTATATTGCTGTGTCATGTTGTTTTCTCCTTAATTTATAAAGTTTTTATTAAATCTACTAATTGCTTCTAATTCCCAAAACCTACGCCCCCTCCACTGTAAAGGGTGGCTCGACAGTACGCACTTGGTTTTTAATCACTTCCAATGTTGCTCCCCAGTTGGCGATGATCATATTCCAGTAGTCTGACGGGAAGTTTTCGATAGGAGTCAGTGGTGGGAAGTGTCCTCGGATGTTTGCTACTGCCACAAGTTCATCCGGTGTAACCTGCTCTGCCGACATCAAGTCAGTCAATGCTTTTGGCATACTTGGTGGGTAGGCTACCGGCGCAGATGTCGGTTGCATAGGTGGTTGTTCTGGTGCTTTTTCCACTTGTTGCTCATGTACGGGTTCATGTGCGGGTTGTGATGCAGGAGTTTCCTGTACTGTTAGCGTTTGTGGCACTGGCTGAGTTGGTACTTGTGCAAATAGATGTGCGATTACTGCATAGTCTAAAGGCACCTCACTCGGCAATCCATGACGATTCTTTGCGTCCCACGCTGGGTGGTGTTCGGTGTAAAGCACTCGTTGGCCACCAGTAGCCTTTTTCTTCTTGGTATCCGATGTCATAACTACTGTTTTGTAGTTGGCAAATAGAACCATGTCAGCCCATTCTTTGACCAAAGGAGCTGTCTGAGAACTTGTTTTTTTACCAAGTTTTAATTCCCAGCGGTCGTAAGCTCCCATTTCGTCCGGTTGCTCAAACTTACGCATCTGAGCGTGAGCCGTTAGCACAATGTTAATGCCTAACTCAATGAGTTCCTGTAACATGTTGAGGAATCGACCTACTTCTTCTTTTGTGTAAGTATAGCCATTTCCCCATCCAAAGTCTTCGATACCCTTTTTACCGTGTTGAGCGCAGACATCATCAACAATAAGACTTTCCGCCCAGTCAATCGTATCAATGACTAATGTCTTGCAGACAGTTGGATTAGCTTTTACAAAAGCAATCTGATTTTTTAGCATCGTGTAGCTTGTTGGCTTATCCAACCGTGCCACGTCCATATTGTCCGTTGACCCTTCCGTATCGATAAATAGCGGTTCTGGAAATTGAGCTGCAAAGCTAGACTTACCAATTCCCTCTGGTCCATAGATGACCACACGTTGAGCCCGTGCTCGTTTCCCTCTTGTAATTTGCATGTGTTAATTCCTTTCTAAAATCCGCCCTGCCAAGTTGGTGCTGGTTTATGTTCTTCATGATGTTCTGGATTTTCCACAGAGTAGCCGTCCTCGATAATTATCGCGCACTCTTCACCAGTAGAAACTCTAGTAGCAATTGCTTGAAGTCCTTCTTGTTCCAGCCATGCCCCAAATTCTTTTAATGTGATTTGATCCATCTGCTCTAGCTTATCAATCAAAACAAAGCCACAATCTGGTTTTAGCTTACGGACAATCGCAGTAGCTACCATGAGCTGTTGAGATCCCGACATGTTATCCCATTCTTGGCCAAGATAAAGTAGTTTTCCATCATCAACTGACAAGCCTTCGAGCGGCAAGTCTGCTGAGGTTAATAGGTCACGTTTTTCTTTTCGTACTGCTTCAATCTCAGTAGATAGTTTTGTATATTGTTCACGTTGAGCCTTAGCATCTTCTTCTGCCTTATCCTTATCAAGGTTAGCACGAACTTTACGGTTAGTCTCATCGATTGCTGCAATACTTGCTTCAATTTCTTCAGTATTTTCATCATGTAAATCCAAAGCATCAGCTTGAGCGATTTGTAGATCATTGGATAATTCTTTCAATTGTTCCTGCGCTTGTTGTAGCTGTTGTTTCAAACGCTCAACTTCCGCTAGCTTAAAGTCATAATTCTGCTGAATAATTGTCACATTTTGACGCTTACGGGCATTTTCGCCATTTTTGGCAAGGATTGCTTGTTGTTGTTGGATAAGCTCTGTGATAGATACTAGCTCTTTTGGCGCATCAGGATAGTAAGTCATTTCTTTGGCAAACTTTTCCTTTTGGTCTGCAATAACACCGATAGCGTGACGCTGGTTATAGAGTTCTTTCTCTTTGATTTCCAGCTCTGCTAACACATCACCAAGACCGATAATCTGCAAGAGTGTATCTGCCTTTTCCTTTGGGGTACTTTCCATGAACTTAGGAAGATTGATAGCTAGTTCTTCCACAAAGCTATCAAGCAACTGCTGACCGCCTTTTTGACCGTTAGGGTCAATAACCTTCAAACTAGCATTCTTACCCTTACGCTCTACGACAAGACCATTTGACATGGTAATTTTAAGCGTAGGCGGTACCAGTGACCCTTCACGCATCGCTTGGCTAGGTTTATACTTATTACCGCCCAGCGCCCAAGCAATAGCGTCCAGTACGCTTGTTTTACCTTGATTGTTATTTCCACCGACGATGGTTAGGCCAGTTGTGGATGGTTCGATTTTAACCGCTTTGATGCGCTTGACGTTTTCAAATTCAAGTTTATTGATTGTTATACTCATCAAACATTTCCTCCCCAATCTTGAATGAATGCACTTCAATTGTTCGCTCTTCAACAATTAACTCGCTATGAGCAAGAGCGAATCCTAATAAAGCATTAACAATAGCCGTTTTAGTCATTCCTGTTTTATCAGCGATTTCAGTGATTTCATTTTCATATTCCATAGCGCAACCAATGCGTCCATAACCATCTTTACGTTGTTTAGTTATTCTCATTATTCAACACCTTTCTAATTTCCATCTGATCAACTTCATCTAGTTCTGCGATACACTTTTCCAACGTTGCAGGTAAGATAAAGCCTTTTTCGATAACTACATCCAGTAAGTTAGCTTTAGCAACTATACTAAAATAATGTTCTTGCATTTCCTTGCTCATTTGATACCTCCATTTTGCAATACCAAATTGATGGAATCTACAATAGTTTGTAGTCTGTGATTTTCGCTTTGCAGCTGATTGACTTTATTTCTGAGTAAGACATACTCTTCCATCGAAATTTCTACTCTACCTTCCATCACGCCACCTCAGTCCTGACTTTGACATTGCGAAGCAACCCCTTTAGATTTCGCTTTTCCTCATCTGATAGCGTCAAGCTATCAATGTGCTTGTTAATCGTCTTAAATGACTTTTGCAATTTTTTCTTTTTGTTAAACATTCTTATACTCCTAGTTGTTTTTCTCGTTTGATATTTTCAAGCATTTCAGCCAAAGTCTCTTTTTTAGGTCTATATCGATTGCGAGATTTCCAAATCATAAAATAACGTAAACCTAGCAAATTAAAAAATGCTGTTTTATGTGTAGGATTTAAGATGTACTGTGAAAAATCACGATTTTCTCGCATTTCTGTAGCAATTTGTTTGGCAAAACCTTTTTTAAAATCAACCCAATATTTCTCGATTGACTTATAACTACAATATTCTGCATCTAATGGCACTTCAATTGGCCAAAAAGTTTTCCATTCTTGTATTTTGATTTTTGACAAGTCCTTCGTAAGGTTTTTGTCTTCTGGATTGCTTTTCCATTTCATAAAAATTTCAAAAGCTTCAAAATGTACAAATTTCACATTCGAGTATGGACTATCAACAAAACGTGCAAAATCAGTAGTTTGTGCCATTTCATCGATAAGTTTATTTGCCATATGCTTAGTCATACCAGCATATTTATCTGAAATTTGTTCAGCTAATCCCCACTCTGCCTTTTCATGACTCTTAACAGGCATAAAGTTTATTTCTGCTTTTGGCATAGCCATTCATTCCTTTCTGTGATATAATTTTGTTAGAAATTTTTGTAAGCTCCTGACCTTTGTCATGGGGCTATTTTTATTAGCTTTTTGCTAATTCGTCCAGACTCACATCAAGAGCCTTAGCGATTTTTTTTACTGTTTCAAAGTGCAAATCTTTGACCCTGCCGTCACGAAGATTATAAATCTGAGCTGTGCCGACCCCAGCAAGCATACAAAGTTTATAGACTGTTAAATTTTTTCCAGCTAAAATTCGTTCGATATTTTTCCATAACATATTGTTTTACTCCTTATCAATATTTATAAAATTAGTTTTAACGCTTATACCGACTTATACACTATATGTAGTGTATATTTTTCTTTTGAACACTACATATTGACAATAATGTATTTTTGATATATAATTTACCCATGACAATCAGGAAAATAAATCCAACTTTAACTACCAAATCAAGCGATTTCCTCCTGTGCGTCAAATATTAAGGAAAGGAGGTGATTATATGAATATAGAAGAACAAAATTTACAACATGTGTATGTATCGCCAAGCGACCATCCTCAAGGTTATCAATTTATTCCCAAAGGTAATCTAGTCTATAAGTTTGTAAACAGTTCAGACCGATTATATTTTCAAAGATTTTATATTTTTGATGACGGAACAATTGTTTTAGATGAGGTTTCGCAAGGTCAAATTACTATTAAATCTAATAATGAGTTCACAGTTGAAGGTGATTTTATTAGATTTGTTTAGTTGAGTCTATTTGTTCTTTAGTCCAATTCCCAAGGACTATTTTTCCTGAATCTACTGTTACCGCAGTAGGTTCTTTTTGTCTATACGGATATCGTTTAGGTCTCATATTGCTCCTTTCCGTGCTAGTTCATCCTGCTCAATTATTGGTAAGTTTTCGTCGAACGTGTAGTCTTTAGCTGCACGTTCTCTTTGTTTATCTGCTGAAAGATAATCATCAGATAAAAGATTTGAGTAGCCGCTAGAAGCAACTGTTAACGTTACAAGAGTGACATCACCTTCTCTTTTTGCGAAAACTGACCCTTCTACTACATAAGGAATCCTGTGGTCTCCGATAAATAATCCATTGTCACTTTCTGTTACTTTTGGTAAATCCATGTTTTTCCTTTCTATGCCGTCTCCCTCTAACTCACCTCAAACTCTTCCCAAGGTTCGCGGATACCAAGCAATTTTGATACACGAATTTTTAAGTCCACACTACCTTTTCCTGTTTTTAATAGGTCAGTGATAGTTCCTTGACTTTTAAGTCCCACCGCTTGAGTTAAGTCAGCTTTTGTCCAGTTTTTCTCGACAAGTCTCTGCTCAACAAGAGCGACCCACTTTTGATGTTGTTGGCTCATATAATCTCCTTTCTGAATTCGTCTAGGCTGACATCCAAAGCGTCAGCAATTTTGACAACAGTGTCAAAATATAATCTTTTTGTTCGTCCTGCTTTAAGCGCAATCAAAACATTCTGTCCGATACCAGCCTTCTTACTGACTGCGTACATAGTTGTATCTTTCTCAGTGATTAATTGCTCAATTTTATTCCACATTTTATCTGCCCCTTTCCAGAAAACACAATATATTGTGTTTTAAAAAGTTATCCACAACTATATATTGACAAATAACTATATTCTAGTTACAATATAACTATGACAAATCAGTTCAAAATTTGAAGAATCCTACCGCTTCAAACCTCCTTATGAATTGAATAGTCAAATAAAAAATAGAAAGGAGATATGTATGGTTAAAAATTCAAAACAAACATCACGCAGTGTTGCAACTAAAGCAAGTAAAGCCCTTCGTGATGGTCGTTCATCATCAAGAACCAAATCTATTGCTGGTTCTGCTTTGTCACAAGCTAAACCAAAATCATCTAAGAAGTAGAATGATGTAGTTTGTGCTTAATATGTAACTCTTTCCGTTTTCGATAACTTCGACAAAATTGTCATCAGGAAAGAGTTTTTTTATTTCATCTGAAACATTTCTTACTTCACAATTGTAAAATGTAAGTTCTTCATCCATAGTCACTACTTTCGTGAAAATCATCTCCCCCTCCTCTCTTCAAAATAAAAACGCTCCTATCGAACTGATAGAAACGTGGTATAATATTGATTGGCACTCCTATACCGCCAGGGAAGGAGGTGAAAGCCGATGTGTGACTTCTTACTTACCAACTTTGTTGCACCAATCTTGGTCGGTATCATCTTGCATATCCTATTAGATAAGTTAGATGACTAGTGTCAGTTAGTTTTAACTAACAAAAAACCCCAGTATTAACGGTACTGGGGTTTTTAATGTTACACTCGGTGAATACCTTGTGCGACTTCTTACTTCCCCTCAATAATACTCTATAAGACTGAAAATGTCAAATATAAGTATTCATACGATTAAAACCACGTTTCTATTCAGTTGTCAAAGAGCTGCCTTTTGAACTGAATAGCAATATGGTATAATTAGGGTCGGCACTACGATACCTGCCTTAGCAAGGAGGTGAATGTCCAGTGTTCGAATTGTTCTTCTCAACTATCATCGGACCGCTCTTGGTCGGTTTAATCCTTATCCTTGTCCAGAAATGGCTAGATAAGGACTGATAGTGCCAAAAAGCCCCTTGCATTTGTAGGATCTTGCAAGGGGCTTTTCTTGTCCAATGTTCATTGAACTGTTCTTCTTTTCCCCTTAATATTACCATATCGCTATTCAGTTGTCAAAGAACTACCTTTTGAACTGAATAGCAATATGATATAATTAGGGTCGGCACTAACGATAAAGCCTCTGGAAGGAGGTGAAACCAATGGAACTACTTTTTACACTCATCCTTGCCCCGCTTTTGGTCAATTTGATTACCAAATTGATCAGCGACTGGTTGGATAGCAAGCAGGACAAAAACAAACGTTAGTGTCCAACCCACAAAAAAATCCCCTAGTATTTGCGGTACTAGGGGATTTGTGTTCCAACGGAACTACTTTTCACTTCCCCTTAATACTACCATATCGCTATTCAGTTGTCAAAGAACAAAGCGAAATTTTTTGCGAATTTTTACATTTTAACCTTGACTTTTTTTAGTTGTTTAGCTAAAATCAAAGTATAAGAAAAACACTAACAAAAACATTGATAATACTATTCTTTCAAGTCGCCAAACTTATTTTTTTTAGTTTTATCTTCGCTTTTTGTTTCGCTTATTATTTCGCTTTACAAATTATATTTTATATGTTCATCTAAAATATGTCAAGGGTTTTTAGATGAAAAAATAAAATATTTTTTGTCATGTCTTAGAAAGGCTGATAAATCAATGTTTGTAACCTTTGAACGCATAAAAGAATTATGCAAAAAAAGAGGGATTTCAATAAATTTTTTAGAGGAACAACTAGAAATAAGTAAAAACTATGTATATAGTCTAAAAAATAAAAAGACCCCTTCCGCTGAACATATCGCAAAAATCGCCGACTACTTCAACGTCTCGACAGATTACCTGCTAGGTAGGACAGATAATCCAAACATCGCTAGAGACACCTACGTTACCCCATCTGGGAAAGAGATGGATTTAGCCCAGCTTGCCGATGGTGTCATGCTCTTTGACGGCAAACCATTGACTGAAGAAGAAAAGATTACTATCCAAGGTATCATCAAAGGCTACCTTGATAGTAGGAAAGGATAAGTATATGACCACTATTACACTTAATACCACTGCGCATCAAGACAATCTGATTGCTCAATATCTAAAAGAACACAACACTGATTTGGATGACCTCGTCACAAAAATCCTTTTGGAAAAACTAGAAGATGAAGCTGATTTAAAAGCACTGCGTAAAACACAAGCAGAAGATGACGGTTATCGTATCAGCTTTGAAGACATCATGAAGAAATATGCTCATGAACTATAAAGTTGAATTGACAAGAAAAGCTGAAAAGCAGCTTGATAAACTAGACAGAACCGTTAGAAAACAAATCCTAACTTGGATAGAGAAAAACCTATGGAATACAACTAATCCTCGCCAACACGGCAAAGGATTAACAGGAGACCGTTCTGGAGAATGGCGCTATCGTGTAGGAAATTATCGCATTATCGCCACAATCTATGATGATATCGTGACAATCGAGGTTTTTCAAATAGAACATCGCAGCACTGTCTATAAATTAAAACGATAAAGGACTGATATATTTGACAGATAAAGAATTACTTGAAACTTTTCAAGTTGAGCTTTGTATCTTTCATGGTGATTTAATTGAACGAGACGGCTTCTATGAGCCTGAGTTTAGGGTTGTCTATATCAATAGCTTACTAGACGAAAAAGAGCGCCACAGAGTCCTATTACACGAATTAGGACACATGACGCACAATCCCGTAAATTACCAAAGATTACTCGTTAAATACGAAAACGAAGCAGACCGCTTCATGGTTAGAACACTTCTTGAAGAAGAGTTAGCCCAATATGACGTCGTTGATTTTAACTGGCTACAATTCGCACAGCGCCACAAAATCTCGACTACCTGGGGCGAATCAATGATACAAGAAGAATTTAGGAAAATAGTAGGGATGTAAGGAGGAATAATGGGGCAAGAAGAATATATTCAATCTCGCCTAGATGAACAAATATCTTGGTATGACAGTAAAAGCACACATCATCAAAAATGGTATAAAGGATTGAAATAGACAGAAATATTTCTTGGTTTCCTAGTGCCAATTTTGACCACTTGGCAGCTTCCCTGCTATGGTTTGCTTTCTGCTATTTGTGCAGGCGGGATGTTGCTATGCGAAAGTTTTATCTCTATTTCTAAACACCGTGACAATTGGATCGATTATCGAAGAACATCTGAATTACATAAAGCGTGAATTGCAAGCTTCACTATCTAATACATCTGCAGGAACAAGAAACGGTATACTAGGCGTTGTACTACCCGAAATGTATGACAACATTTATACCGGCACTTACACTTGCAGTGAGTGCGGAAGTAGTCATAACGGTGTGAAAATCAACGACGACACAACAGTATCAGAATTTAACTACAACTACTACTTGCCACTCGAACAAGGAAAATGTGCATGGACTGAAGAAGATAGATATTGTGCGTTAGTTAAATGGGAAGATTTTATAAAAAGTCCAAATGAATATATTGACAAAGCTTTTGAAAAGCGAAATAATGAAAATTTAACGAAAAAAATAAAGGTCAGACCATAGAAGTCCAACCTTAAAGAATTTCATAAGTTTTAGCAAAAATATCTGGTTTTACAGGGTAACGCTCCCCATCAACACCAGTGATAACCCAATCACCTGCAGAAGCCTTCATAGTGCCTTCCAGGGTCTCTATATACTGTACTTCACTGATTTGCTCTGCGTCAACCACTACTGGAATTTTTCTAACCTTAACCATATTTACCACCTGCCTGCTATTTTTGATTACATTATAGCATACTTTAGAAAAAATAAAAAAATCCCCACACTTCCAACCGACCAAAGCGAAAGTGTGAGGTATCTCGTACAATAAAGAATAGGCATTAAATGGCCCTCTTTACTGTACCCATTTTAACAGAAAATGAGGTAAAAAACAATGTGGATTGAACAACTATCCAATGGTAAATACAAATATTTCGAGAGATATAAAGATCCCTATACTGAAAAATGGAAAAAGGTGTCCATCACTTTAGATAGCGGAACAGCTCGAGCCAAAAAAGAAGCTCAAAGACTTCTAGAAGAAAAAATTAGCGATAAACTACAAAACTTAACAACTACTGATTTATTGTTTGAAAACATTGTTGAGGAATGGTGGAATTTACACAAAAAATCTATCAAACCTTCTACCGAAAAAACAATGATTTATGCAGTTGATGAGGTTAAAGAAAACTTTGCTCCAGGAATCAAAATAAAAAACATCACTCCAAAATATACCCAACAATACTTTACAAACTCAGAAGATAACCTAGTAAAATTGAGAAAACATAAATCAGTATTAAGCATGGTCTTTAACTACGCTTTAGATTTAGAGCTGATTAGTTCAAACCCAATCGAACGTGTAAGATTACCAAAAAAAGTTGTAACTTATGAAGAGATGGAGCGCATCGAAGATAAATACCTGGAACAAGATGAACTACAAAAATTACTCGAAGCAATGAAGAACTACAACCGTGGTTACCACGTCGCCCGTATGGCAGAATTTATGTCCCTCAACGGATGTCGTGTTGGTGAAGCTGGTGCGCTCAAATTTGAAAATTACAATAAAGAAAATCGCACTATAACGATAAACGGAACTCTCGATCCCACACGAAAAGGATCTGAGGGAATCAAGTCAACGCCAAAGACTGCTGCTTCTATCCGTGTAGTTGACCTTACCAACAAAGAAATTGAAATCATTGAAGAATTTAGCCAACTACATGAACTGAGGAAACATACAAACCCAAACTACAAAGATATGGGATTTATATTTGTTTCGGCTAATGGCATCCCTATTGGGAAATCATCAATAAATGTCTTAATGAAGAAAGCAAATGAAACCTTAAAAGAGCCTATTAGAAAGCCACTACACCCCCATATTTTACGCCACACACTCATTAGTACACTAGCTGAGCATAATATACCACTCAAAGCAATTACCCAGCGTGTAGGCCACAAGGATAACGGAAAGACTACTATGGAGATTTACACTCATATCACTAAAAATATTAAGTCACAAGTTGTGGACGTGCTAGATAAACTTTATCAATAG